GCGGCGCTTGCACGTCGCCAGCAGTTTCCGAGGGGACGGCTTTGCGGCTCATCAGGTGATCGAGCTCGATGCCGAGAAGGCGCCGACGATGCGCACGCCGACGACTGCGGTCCGGAAAGCCCGGATGCCGGTGATGCCAGCGGCGAAGTTGGCGTAGGGGTTTGCGGCCAGTTCTAGCGCGCCCCATTCGGAAAAGATCACCTACGAGCAATCGCCGAAGATCGCCGTCGCTGCCGGCGCTATACTCGGCTCTGCCGCGCTGCGCATGACGGCGTTCGCCGCCGCGAGCGTGTCGGCTGCCAATCCCTTGACGCTGATCGCCGCGGCGCTGGGCGCGATGGCTGTTGCTTATGGCGTTTATGGCGACGAGGTGAGCATTTCGAATGACAAGCTCGCCACGCTCAAGGATAGCGTGCAGGCATTCGCGAGCGTGCTCAATGGCGAGGCAAAGGCGGCCGTCGAGGACGCGATCGACTGGATGGAGCGGCACGGCGTTTCGGTTTCGGACTTCGCGAGCCGGTTCAGCGGCGCAAGCGAAACGATCCAAGACAAGGCCCGCAAGCTCGGCGAGGAACTGAACGAACTCGGCGGCGCAATGGACGGCCTTATCGGCAAGGCGGCCCGTCTTTGGCTTGCGCTCAATCGGGCGCCGCTCGAATTTATTACAGACGGCGCGGTCAAGCGTTTGGAGCAGACCGACACCTTTCTGGATAAGGTCAAAACCAAAGCCGACGACATTGCCCTCGCTCGCGGCATCGAGGCGGCGAACTTCGGTGGGGGATTGGCCGACGCAAGGGCGGGGAAAAAGGAAGGCCGCAAAGACTTGCCCGGCCCGACGGCAAGCGATGAAAAGCGCAGCTCATTCGAGCGCGACGTCGAGCAGATCAAAAAGCGCACCGCAGCCCTACAGGCAGAACTTCAAACGATCAACGAAACCGTGATTGTCCAAGAGAAGGCGAAAGCGGCCGCCGAGCTGCGCGCGTCTCTCGATGAAACCGTCCGCAAGCGCGGCACGGCGGCGACACGCGAGGAAATCGCAGCTGTCGAGACTTTGGCCGGGACGTATGCCGAAGCGCAGACGCAAGCCGCCATGATGCAGGCGATAAAATCCAAGGCGGACGGCATTGACGCTCTGCGCGATGAAATTTCGCTTATGGGAATGTACGGCGAGGCGCTGACAGAGGCCCGCGTGCAGCAAGAGCTTTTGAACGAAGCCAAGCGGCTCGGCGTTGCACTGACGCCGGAAGTGCTTGCGCAGATCGACGCGACCGCACAGCAGACAGCCGCGCTGACTGCGCAACGCGATGCTATAATGGAGCTTCGCGACGTTTCGAAAGAAATGCTTTCGAGCTTTGTTTCGGACATGCGGCAGGGCGTTTCGGCAACCGAGGCGCTGGGCAACGCCCTCAACAAACTCGCGGACAAGCTGCTCGATAGCGGTTTGGATGGACTCGTT